TGAACAGTGTTGATGCTGTGCCGCTTGTTGCGCTTGCAAACAAAGGAAACAAATTGCTTGCTGTGCTTGTGTCGTTGCTCAGTGCCGCGCCGCCCACAGAGGCCCAAGCAGTGCCGTTGTAGCCCTCAAACTCGGTTGAGGTCGTGTTGAACCGCAACATACCGGACGCTGGTGTAGGACGCTGGCCCGTTGTGCCCTTGCTGATGACCAATGCACCAGTGGATGTAAACGACGAGTCTGCGGTGGCGGTCAAGGTGGTAACTGTGGCTACTGCGGGGGTTGTAGCGCCCACCGTACCGTTGATGTTGATAGAGGCCGTACCAGTCAAGTTGGTGACCACGCCGCTTGCAGGAGTTCCAAGGGCAGGGGTGACCAGTGTGGGAGAAGTGGCAAATACCAGAGAGCCAGAGCCTGTTTCGTCCGTAACGGCAGAGGCAAGATTTGCTGAAGTTGGCGTAGCAAGGAAGGTAGCTACGTTTGCACCTAGGCCGCTGACACCTGTGGAAATTGGCAAGCCTGTGGCGTTTGTCAAAGTTACCGAGGAGGGAGTGCCGAGCGCAGGAGTAACCAGCGTTGGGGAGGTGGCAAGGACGTTGCTGCCAGTACCTGTGTTGGTTACGCTCACCACATTCTTGCTGGCATCCAATGCCAAAGCCGTCGAAGCTGTCAGGCCGGACAAGGTGGTTGTGCCGCTGACGGTCAAGCTGGTAAACACCCCCGCACCGGAGATGTTGGCTATCTTGATGAAGTCGGAGCCGTTCCAAGCGCAGACTGCCGCCTCGCCTTTGATGATGGTGACACCGGTAGTGGGCCCAACGCCGCGCAACACAATGCTCTGGGTGCTGGAGCTTGAATTGATGACAACGTACGTCTTGGACTGAGCCGGGGCCGTGATGTTGCGGGTTACCGTGCCCCCTGCCGTCCATAACAGGACGGCTTGACGAGAGGTATTGGCGGCTCCAGTGGTTGTGGTCAGGGTTACGTCTGCGTCCGCGCTGATTGTGGTCGTGCCGGAAATGGCGGAGTCCAGCAACGAGGTTATGGAGTCGTTGACCGTATCTCCCCATGTGCCCGACAGTTCTCCCGTGACTGGGAGAGCCAGACCAAGTAGGGATGTATATGCAGTTGCCATGTGTTACCTCAAGTTACTATTTCCGTCCAATTAGCGGTCTGGGTATTGCTTATTGTGCCCCAGTTCGCCGTTTGCGAAGTGCCTATATTTTGCCAGTTTGCGGTTTGCATGTCATCAATCAGCTTCCAGTAGACAGCGATAACAACACCGATGTCTCCCTGCGCGTAATTGCCTGTCAAAGCAAAGCTCCTTGGCCCTATACCAGCCGTACCAACCGCGCCGCTGGCAGACACGCCAGACAGCAACATATTTATCACAGGGCCAGCCGTACCAACTTCACCAATTGCCGTGTTTGACAGCAACGGGACAATCACCTGACCCAACGCACCAATAGCCGCTACACCAGTCAAAGCCGCCGCGCTGGTTACCGTAACTGTCCCAACCGCCCCGCTGGCTGCATTGCCGCTCAAAGCAAACGACACAACCCCTGTCAGGGTTCCAGCTAATCCGGCAGCTTCGTTGCCTGTTAGAGCAAAAGAAGTGGCTCCTCTAGAGACCGTTCCTACGCTGCCTGTAGCCGAAACACCAGACAAATCAGACGCTTGGCTCTGAGTAACCGTACCAACCGCGCCTATGGCCGTTACACCTGCCAATGCGACCGTGGTGACCGGCCCAACCGTACCTACAAAACCTTCCGCCGTATCGCTCGTCTCGTCTGAGGTCTGGCTTGGAACAACCGTCCCCACCGCTCCTGCGGCAAATACCCCGGTCAGAGCAATCGTGATACTCGGAGTCGCCGTTCCCACGGCCCCCGAAGCGGCAACCCCCGTTGCTTCAAGAGTACCGCCCCAACCGTTAGCGCCCCAAGTACTGTCGCCCCAGCCGAGAGACACAACCTATCCTTATGTTGTAGCCAACCGCAACAAAGCAGTAGTCGTGGTATTAGCAGGCATGGTCAGTGTGAACGTGCCCGCCGTGATGGTCTGGCTACCAAACGTGTAAACAGCCACAGCCTTGTTGCTCTGCGTGGAGTTGTATATCAGCACCGCGTCAAACGCTGTGGTCAAGGTAACCGATGTGTATATGATTGATGCTGAAGGTGTAAAAAACGCCACGCCCGCAGTTGCGGAACTGTTGGTCGAAGTTGGAGCCGTAGCATTCGTTACCGTTACACCGCCCGCCGTGTATCCCGTACCAGAAACTTCTCCAGTAGCTGAATATGCCGTGGTGGATGCGTTGTAAGTGGCTGAAGCCAAGTACAAGGCCGCTTTAAGCGTGTCTGTAGTGGGAGAGGTCAAGCTGCCACGAGACACGATGGTAGAAGTGCCAAGCTGATGCTGGCCCAGCATTAGTTCGCTCATAAATGAGGTACACATTGATTGGGTATTTGCCACGATAGTTCCTTAAAGAGAAGCCGTTTCACCGCCAGCAAAGCTGGGCATTTTCTTCAGCGTTACATGCACAGACCGGTGAACCAACTCACCATCCAGCCAGTACTCTGTCCACGTAGTCGCTTCATTGTCGTTTTCAACCGTGCCGGTTCGGTTCTCCAGCAGGGAGGTATCCATCTCACCTTTGGTTGTAGTAACAATCATGGTCAGTCCTCATTGAATGCGAATTAGGGCGCTATCCGAAGATGCGGCAGGCATTAAAATCTGAAATCCTTGGTTTGTCATGGACTGAATCAGCCCAAAATTCATCACGCCAACCGATTTATTAGCCTTTGATGCATTGTAAATGAGCGCTCCTTGCGTTGTAAAGGTAGCGCCCGCCCATGTTGGATCATCAAAATCAACAAACGCCACCCCATTGCTTAAAGTGACGGTCACATTGGTCGCTGTAACCCCACCTGCCGTGTAGCCTGTTCCAGAAGTCTCATTGGAAGTTGTGTAGACAGTGGTATTTGCATCTAAAGAAGCGCTGGACGTGTACAAGGCGATCTTTATTGTGTCCACGGAAAAATCGTGGACTCCCAGCAGTAGCTGGTACTTGAAACTGGAGGTAAGTCCTGCGGTGATCATGGTTACATCACCTTATTCTTGACTTGACCATCACGATAGGTATCCATACGCTGCTTGCCATCACCCAAGTTCTTCAGGAGCATGAGCGCTTCCTTGTACTTAGCGTCATAAAGCACCATCAGGTCCTGTTCACCCTTCATGTACGTGTAGGCCTCTACCAAAGACCCATAGAACAGCACGGAATCAAAGTTCTCACCCAGCCACGAAGTGCCTGCCGTAACAATTGACTCGGGGTAGTAGTAGTAATGCAACTCTGCCTTGTATGTCTTGTCCGGAGTTGGTCCCAAAATAAAAGACAACTCGTTTACGTACGCTGATTGAGGACCAAAAATAGCGTAGTACTTGGGCTCGGCAGTGCTGTTGGGATTAGGATATACCTCACGAATAAAGTTGACATCTTTGTCCAACAAGTACAAATAGTCCCCTTGAAATACTATTGTCCCCGATACAGTGCTGCTATTTGCAACCGACAACGTAATGGTCGTGCCGTTGATGACCGTTACTTCCGCACCTGTGCCAATGCCTGAACCAGTCACCAATTGACCAACAGCTATGTCCGTTGCACTGCTCACTATGATAGTGAATGCCGCAGAAATGCCTGTGGCCGTGGGGGAAGCATAGGTATATACCGCGAGAGAGTAGGTGGACAAATAGTCATCAGGGGCCGACAAATACTTGTTGCCTGAAGTGATGGTTCCCGTTTGATTGCGGCGTAAATTGGCAAGCTGCACCGTATTGTAGATACGCTGCTCCGCCTGCTTTGTGAATATGGAAAGCTCCGTTGCCGTGAACGTATTTTGGGTGTACTCAGTAATAGCTGCACAAAGTTCTGCGTAGGTCATGTTATCAGTGTCCTAACTTGCCCCATAAGCCCTGTGGCCTGCAATGGCCTTGCAGGAGGCATTGGCAACATGCCTATGCTTGCTATGGTGGTATCAGCGGTGAACCCCACAAAGATTGTAACAAGCAATTTTGACTCTGGGCGAGGCTGGTACAGAGCTTGAGGCTCCATGATTGTCCGTTTGGGCTCCAATTGCGGATGCTTGGGCTCGTAGCACTCAGTGCATACCTTGAACCCCTTCCAGTCCCTGATCAATTGCAATAGTTTGAACCGCTGGCCGCACTGATCACACAGGGCAATTGCATACCGGCCAGAAGCAAAACCGGCCATGCTTATGCACTCGTAAAAGTGGGGATAAGGAAGACACTGGCGGTGTCGCGGTCTTCCATGGCCGCGCGGGCAAACTCTTCTTCGTAGTACAGCTTCAGCATTTGCACCCGTTCTGGGGCTTTTTTCAGCGCCAAGTAGTAGGCCAGCGCCGCCACAAGCGCGGGGAGGAAACGAAAGACAATATCAGCGGTGTTTATGTACGTTCCTGCGTTGTCAATTCGGCGTACAGCGTAATAAACAAACGTGTAGGTGGTCGTGCTGTCCGGGGCAGGGTACAAATACAGGGTAGTTGGAACGGAACGCTGTATGTAATATTGGGCAGGGCGAGATTCTGTGTTTTTGTTGGGAATGTGCAGGTACTCGGCGCGGCTGATGCGATCAATCGTGATGTCTTGCTGAGTAGAACCACTCCCTGTGCGGATTACCGCCGACAAAGCGTTTACGGTGTCATCAGGGAGGTTGTAGTTGTTCAGCCCCGCCGTAAGAACCTGCGTTCTCTGCTCAATTGTCCAAAGATTCAGCCCCCGGTTTGCCCATTCCGCAAAGATCAGGTTCAAAGACCGCAGCGCGGTCTTCATGTCGTAGCCTGCCCTGACCTCTAGGCCGCAGCGCTCGTACGCTTCGGCTATCAGGTCATCAAATTGCAGGTCAAAATTGGCTACGCCGGAGGTGGTCATGCTTTAGCAGATTTTCGCGGTCCGAGCGCGGGATGCCCCCACGCCTTTTACTTGCACCCGCTGCACTTTTCCGCCTTCAGAAAAGCCGCGCTTTGCAATTCCTTCCCCACGGATTGCGCCGCCGTTTTTGTACCCGGGCATAGCATTGTTGTCCGCTGCCATGTCCTTTTTGGAGCCTTTTTTCATGCGTTTTTCCGTGTCCTTGGCCGATTTCTCAAACTTCATCATCTTGGCCGTCATTGTTGCTTTCATAATCTTCTCCTTAGCAGGCTTTGCCGCCTTTGTTGAGCATCTTGGGCTTACTTTTTGCAGCAGTTCCACCTTTGGCGTAAGGCATGCCTCCGCCCATCATTTTCTTGACGCTACCGCCGTGTTTCATTTTGCCTTTGCCATCTGCGGCAAAAGCTGGAACCTTTTGTCCGTCTTTCATGGTCATAGGCATGCCGCCCGAAGCCATCTTCTTCATGGCTGAATCTTTCATCATCTTGCCATCAGGCATCTTGTGCATGCCTTCTTTTTTCTTATCCATCATCTTAGAGGCCATATCATCACCTTTTAAAAGTTTTGCCTTTGCTGGCGTTGCTGGAAATCTTACTTTTGCTCGGCATCATTGCCTCGTTTGAATAAGCTGGTCAATTTTTGCTTCAAGCTTGTTAAATTGTCGGTCAATGTGGTCA